GATGAATATAAAAAACATATTGAAGAAAAAGCTGCACTTGCAGAAAAAGTAAATATAATTGATAATAAAAGAGCAAAAGAACAATTAATTATTGATGTTTGGAGAACATTAGAAGCTAGTAGAAGAAAGAATAATTTGTGATTTTTTTATTTAAACATTACACCACATTATGTGGTTTAGTTGAAATAGAAGCAAATAACGAAAAAGAAGCAAAGGATAAATTTCAATCACTAAAAATTTCAGATTTAAAATGGAAGTCTGAACCAAGTGGTAAAACAAGAACAACATATGAAGTCCTTTGTGAAGATTTTACAAACAAAAACCTTTATAGAAAATAAAGAAAAAAGGTTATTTTGTTCTGTCATATACCAAGCAATTGAAGACGCTGATTATAAAGGATTAGATAAGAAATATCTTAAATACAAAAAAGAAGCTATAGATTGGTTATTAAATATGTCTAATGACTTTTGTTTAATAGTTGATTTAGCTGGATATAATCCAGAATATATTAGAGATAAAATAAAGAATCTAATTTATGTAGGTAAGTATCAATTTACACAAGAACAGTTTGATATATTGTATCATACTGGTATAAACAAAAAGATAATTAAATTAAATGACAAACCCTAAGTTTTTTATGAATGTATTAGATAAACAAATAGGCGGATCGCATTATCAAAATTTTGCTATACAACCTGCTGAATTTATTAATAAAAATAAATTATTATTTGCAGAAGGCAACGCAATAAAATATATATGCAGACACACTTATAAAGGTGGCAAAGAAGATATACTCAAAGCTATTCACTATTTGGAGATGATTTTAAAGAGAGATTACTAGATTCTTCATAGCAATTAAAACAAAATTTTTTTTTGTTTGCCATTACTACAAAAGAACTATCAGTAAATATTTTTTCATTGCATATATCGCAATGTCCAACAAATAATATTTTCTTATTATTTACCAACGTATTTAAATGGATTAAATTGAATACATTTACAATCTTTTAATAAACAACAAAATCCAATGTATAATTTATAAATACAGGGTTTCATTTTCTTTTAATTAAATCAGTTGCTTTTAATCCATATACACTAGCTATTACACCAACAAATATTGTTTGGTACCAAAAAGGTAAATCACTAAAGTATTGAAAAAATAATTTCATTTTTTCCATAATAGCAGGATCTTCGCTAAATACTGCCCAAGCTAATAATCCTATTGGCAAACTTAGCAAAATTAAAATAAACTCATCTTTCCAATCAGACTGTCTTGCTTCTAACAATTGTCCTTGAAATTCTTTTTCACCTTTTGCCATAGCTTCTGCATGACGCATTTGAGCATCAGACATAAGCATTTTAGTTTGCTGTCTGTTTTTATAAATATGACCAGCAGCATCAAAAGCTAATTTAATAGCAGATAACCACATACTAGCAATTCCATTTTCTTAAAGCTTTATTAATTCTGCTGTTTGGATCTCTAGCTGTTTTAGCAGAAGTTAATCTTCTTTTCATACCTGACATTCTAGCACAAAAAGATTTTCTTCGTTTAGCTGCTTTAGATCCAGGTTTCAATTTAGATGGTTTAGTTGTTACTGCCATCTTTAATTTAGATCCAGGATTAGCACGTCTATAAGATGCTACACCTTTACGATTCAATCCACCTTTAGGATCCTTACCTTCTTTACGTTGCCATGCTGCTGTTTTAGCCATTATTTACCTCGTTTAGGAAAACCAGCTTTCATATTTTTATATGCTTTAGCTGATATAGTTGATTTAGATTTGGGTCTTGAAATGCCTTTTTTTTTACGAGCATTTATATTTGCGTATAGTCCTTTTTTTTTCATAATTAACTCCATGCTAATGACATACCTTTTAAAATAGTATCGTCATCATAAGGTTGATCACCATTTTCCATTTTAATAATAGCTTTTACAATTGGTAAATAACCTTCAATAGTAAATGGTATAGTTTCAAGCATAGCATATTTAGTTTCATTTATTAAGAAATTTTTATATGCTTCTGTATTGTTTTCAGATGGTGGAGCATAACGATTAGTAATACCCCATATATTATACAAATCATGGGTTTTGTAATAAGTAATTAATATTTTTGTTAATGCTCTTATTCCAAATTCTGGTGATTTAAATATAAAAAAAGTGTTGTCTTTTTGTTCTTCTTCAGAAACAAGACCATCCCATTTAATGTTATTTTTCTTTATATTTCCTGGATTATTATTTCTAATACCTCTAGGAATAAATTTTTCCACACCATCTTCCATGTTTATCTAACACCATTGGTATAAGTTTAGGTAATCCGTCTATTATACCACCACATCCTATTAAAGGTCTAGCACGTTGAGTTTTGTTGTATCTAAAAGCCAAAGAATCTTTATTAATTAAACATCCAACTTGAAGTCCAAAATATAAACCCAAACTATTGCCATAGTATTTTATATTAAAGCTTGAATGATAATGACCTTGCACACAGGACATACCCATAGATTGCGCTAATTTAAGAACATCAGCTACTTTGCCATGACAAAAATAAACTTGTCCAGTAGGTGTTTTAATTACAAGATCATCATGCCACACCCATCCTTTACCTACTTGCAGAAATTCATTGTAATGTTTTAAATAAGCTTTTGGTATTCCGTATTTTAAAGAACGTCTATAAACTAAACTACCATGATTAGAATCTAACAAATCTACATTAGGAAATAAATTTTCTAATTCTTTAATAATAGGTAGAGAAACTTTTAACTCATCTCCTGCGCTAGGAAGATCTGGATCACTATCATGAAATGACAAAGCGTGTTTATCTAATTCGTCTCCAATATGAATTACTTTGTCTGGCTTCATAATGTTTTTTAAATCTTTTAAAAAAGGAATTAAATCTTGATGATGATAAGGAATATGAGTGTCAGAAATAATTAAAACTGATTTGTACATGATACAATTTATACTAGTATTTATTTTAAAAATCTATACTTTTTGTTTTTTAGATGGTTCTTCAATACAGTGGAATTTAATAATAATACGATCATCATTAAATACATTGTTGTCAAATTCTTTAACTATTTTAGTAGATTCAGTTAACCCATGTATAACACATTTTTTATATGTTTTATGTTCAAGATTATCAGTATAATAACCAGAACAAATGTTAGTTATATTGGAACAAATCTGTAAAAATACAATAAATACTTTCATTAAAATAATGTTTCATATGGCGATCTAGCTAAGCCAGCTAATTTATATTGACTAGATCTAGGACTTTTATATCTTGGATGTCCTAATTGTCCTAACACAAAATCTACAGATACATTAATAGCTAGATCTGGACTAAGTCCATCGCGTTCTAGTTGTTCTTTAATTGTTTTTGTAGATTGCAATAACCAAATAGGTAGAAACTTCTCGCCTAATTTGCCACCAATTTTATAGAATTTTTCTATAGCATTGTCATCTTTAGTGGTAATATTAGGCGACCATTTAGTAGTTAAGTATTCTTTATTTGTAAGTACTTCAATTACACCTTTTGGTAGAGATCCTATTTTTTTAATAGCTGTATTTTGTGGATCTGTAACCCAATGGAATGGCTCCATTAATTGTTTACTAAATGTAAGAACTTGTCCATTGCCAAGATCTATTCTTGTTGGATCTTTATTTTCTAATTGAGAGTGTCCACTAAATATATAGTTAAGTGCTGTACCTACAGTTGCAAACATTAATGATGCTCTAAGTACATAATATTGATATGCCCTTCTAGAAATTGGATCTTCATTAAATCCTGGTAATGCTCTACCAACAATTCTTAAATTAGAGATTGTCCAATCTGGAGCAAACATTGCTAATTGCATATAGCCTCTTGATCCAGGTTTAAATAAAGTTTGACTAAATCTTTTTAAATATTTATTAGAAATTGTTTGAGTAAGCGCAAACCAATTTTGTCCACCAAATGCATCATTAGTAAATATAGCAGCACGTTTAGCTTTAGCATATATAGTTGCAATATCATCACCTTTAGAAACAGTACGATCTAATTGAGTAAGAAATGTATATAATTTAGCTTGTGTAAATATTCTATCCCAAGTTATACGATCAAACCATTTATAAACTTTTTCTATTGCGGCACCTGGTTTAATACCAAAGTGTGGTTTAAAAACATCATTATCTATTTTTTGTAATATTGAATAAAATCTATCATAACCAACATCTTCAGGTGTAGAAATTTCTAATCGTGCAGCACGAGCAAATGATACTAAATCTCTAAATTCAAGTTGATTTGCTGCAAATTTTGCATTATTAAAATTTTCTAATGTTAAACTTGGATTATCTATCAAATTCATAATTTGATTTTTAGATCTTGGTTTTAAAAATTGTCCAACAACTTTAAATGGAACACCACCAAAAAACATAGACTCAACTAATGCTCCTGCATGAAAAAATGATGCAGCTACAGCAGATCGTTTCATCATTAAATTAATATTAAATACTGCTGACATAATTTGAGATTCTGTTTTAGCTTCAAACAACATATTTAAAGATTTAACAATATCTTTGTGAATATAATGTTTTTCTTTTCCTAATAATGGATGTGAAATTTCTTGATAATATAAACTAAAATCAGGATATGCGTGTGCATTTTTTTCACTAATTAACATAGGTATTTTTACACTTCTTCCATTTTTTCCAATTGGTAATTTTGTTCCATTATTAATATAAGTTAAATTTCTATATAATATTTTATTACTTAATGCTTTGCTTATTGAGTTTGTATAAATTTGCATAAGAGCAACAGGATCATCCATTCCATTTTTTAAAACAAATTTTTTTTCAAGAGCTTCATTTATATTTTCAAATGCTCTACGTTTAAAAAATCTAGAAGATTTTGTTCCAGATCCATAAATTTTTTCAACAAATTGAAATGGAGAATCTTCAATATAATTAAATATTAAAGGTAAATAATTTGATCTATAAGCAAATTTAAATGTAGAATCTTTTAATTCTTTATTAATTATTAAATCTAAATTATCAAAATACTTTTTAACAAAAGTAACACCTAATTTTTCTCTATATGATAAATCATTAATGGTTAATACAAATCCATTTTTATTATAATTTAAGTTGTGGTCTATTTTAGTACCATTAATAAAATGAAATATTTTTTGTCTGCTTCTTACATCAGGTAAAAAATTTTTTAATTTATTAGAAGCATCAACGGCATATCCATTTATTTTAGCATTATTGATTTGTAAAGAATCAAGTTTAGCTTCAAAATTTAATTCTAAATCAGATAATTTTGTAGTATTTTTAATTAATCGATTTAATCCTTTATAAGCAAAATAAATTCCAGAACCTATTGCAAATCCATAAGCTGATTCTTTTAATTTGTCTTTTTCTTCTGTAAGAAATTGTGCAGTAGCACCAATAGATCCAATTGAGGCAGCTTTAATTGCAATAGATTTTATAGAATCTTCAGCATTATTAATTAATTGCCTATTAGCTGCTTCTGTATGTGCGGTTAATTTATTTAATTGATTTTCATTATAATTAAGAATTTCATCATTTAATTTTTTATGAATTTGTTTAATACCTAATCTTTGACCTTCTACTATTTTAAAAAATTCACCTTCATTAGCAGCTATAGTTCTATTAATAATATCATTAATAGTTTTTGATGGAACAAGAGTGCTTCTTTGTGCAATAGCAGATATACCGCCTAATGCTGCTGATGTTAAAAGTCCTGCGGTTGCGCCAAATGTAGTTTCAGCAATTGTTCTATTAGGATCTATTTCACCTTTTTCACCTAATTGTAATCCTGTTGTAAATGCAAATGGCATTAATACTGAAGCCATAGCACCAGATTTAATATCTTGAATAGCTCTTCCTCTAATAACATTTCTCATTCTATTAGGTATTTTGGAAAGTTTAGATGAAAAATTTAATTTTCCTGCATTAACAATACCTCTACCTAATTTAGAAAATATAGTAGATGGAAGAAGTAATAAATAAGGATCTGCAATTAACATATTAATTAATTCTGCACCAAAAACACTTGGGTATTTTTTTGCTAAATTTAAAATTTCTTTTGCATCAAAAGAATGTTCTTTATCTTCTTCTAGAAGATATCCAAACTTTTTATAAATACGCATAGCTTCATTGTATTGGCCAGTGCCTTGTAGTTGAGGATATTTTTGCAAAAACTTTAAAGCTTTTTCAGCTTGGACTTTTTTAGTATTACCAGTAATAAATTGATAGAGTGAGGCAGGCAAAGATTCTTCAAGTACCAATTCCATTGGATTACGTAATGAAGAAAAGAAACCTG